AATCTTCGAGCTTGTCCTGCAGCAAGTTCACGAGGACCGTGACGTCGCGATCGCTATGGTTCGAGGTCGAGCTGCCGTCGCCTTCCTCGTCGGTGACGCTGATGCCGTCGATCTTCAGCTCGGTATGGGTGAGCGTCAGACCCATGTGATGCTCACGCCACGGGTAGTTGACGCGCTTGATATTGGCGGGCGTGTAGAAGCTGACCGTGTCGTTGTGGGTGTAGCCGACGACGTGATCGTTCACGCCGCCTGCGCCGTAATCGCCTTTCACCGCAAGACTGATATTGCCTTTGCCGCCGGGGAAAGACTTCGCGCTGCTCTCGAACAAGCGCAGCAGAGGCTTGGCCTGGATGCTTTGCTTGAAGGTGTCGCCCTTGTTGTAATAGAAATCCAATGCCGCGTTGGCGATATTGGAGAGTTCACCAGCGGTGAACGCCATGATGCTTCGTCCTCATGTCAAGATGGCCGCCGCGAGTTCGCGATCGCCATGACCACCGCCTCTCTGAGGTCGCGTGGTTGAGCGTTCGGCGTGCCGGTTGAGACATGGATGCTGGACGGACTTGAACGCGTCGGCCGCGGGGCAGGACGCACCGCTGCGAACGTAGCCTTGACCTCGTCATACGCCGTCTGCGTCAGCGCGACGGCCTCTTGCGGGGTGCGCGGCGTACCGCGCTCTTGCAACAGACCCTGGGCATAGCGGCGAACAGCACCCGCCATTTGGCCGTAGTCGGGGTCTCGTCGCTGGATGCCGGCTTCCCAGGTATCGACCGCAGCACGGATATTGCCGACGTGCTGGACCTGCTGAGTTGTCGCCACTTCCCGATTAGCGTCTTGCAGCCTGGCTTCGGCTTGCGCGGCGCGATGCCGCGTACGCGTCAGCTCCTTGGCCGTGTCTTCGTCGATCGTCCCGTCGTCAACCTGCTTCTGCAGATCCGGGTTGATGCGAAGACCCAATGCTTCCTGCGCCGCCATGACGTAAGGCGTCACACCGGCAAGAAAGCCTTGATAGTCGCCGCGACGGAGCGAGGCGCCGACGCCCAAGAGCATGTTGACGTCTTCCGGCGCCAGCTGGTGCTCTTTGAGATAGCCCTGCAGCTGCCGGTGCGTTTGCAGCTCCGGTTGCAGGTTTTCGACGGCTTGACGGGCTTCGTTGCGTTGACTGAGAAGACGCTCAAAGCGCCGACGCGTCTCCGGCCTGAGCTTCTTTAGCTCGGCCTCGCTCGGATCGGCTTCGGTCGTGGTTGCATCCGGCGGGGGAGTTCCCGCTTGGGCCGTAGCCGCTGCCTGGTCCTGAGAGACTGGTCCCGAAGGCTCGGCGTCCGCGTCCTGGTCCTGGGACAAGGAGGGGAGCGCTGTCTTTTCGGGGGTGGTCTCTACGACGCGTTTGACTGCGGCAAGCAATCCATCGCGATCTGACTGGCGGCTGTCGCCTGACGAGGGCGAAGTGCTGTCGGGTGCGCTTGACGAAGGCGCGGGAGAGCTGTCGGCCGGTGCCGGTGACGGCGCCGGTGTAGGTTCGGGTGCGCTCGACGAGGGCGCGATTACGTCATTTGTCTCGGTATCCGCCACAGGGCTCTTGCCGATCCGCTGGGACCAGCAAGATTTATGCGCTCAAGTGTTGGTTTTGTCTAGCGGTTGTGTCTCGCGCGGGACAAATGCCGCGAGACAAGGGCCCTAAGGCTTGAGCAGACAACTCGTCAGGATCTGGGTGAGCAGCTCGGTCCGGCGATCGAGCTGGCGCTCAAGAAACCATAAGGTTGCGCCAAGAAATATGGCGTTGATGAACAACAACATGATGAACACCGCTGGCAAAGACTTAACAATGCCGCCGCCGACATCAAGAGCTTTATGGATGACGTTCTGTTGTTGCTCGCCGTTCACGGTGTTGGCATGCCGGGATTACTTCCGGCGCCGCGCGGCATGCCGCCGCCGGTGCCGGGTCGATTGCCGTTGCGGCCGTAGATCTGGAGCGGCGGCACTCTGGGACCGAGCGGACCGGCGGTGCCGGGACCAGTCATCGCATTGGTTGCAGCTGCGGGATTGGCCCCAGCCGGTCCTTGCGCGTTCGGGTCCGAACCCGGTCCCGGCGGCCGCGGCGGACCGCGACCGGCGCCGGTAGGACCCTCTGGCCCCGGCGGTCCGCCAGCCGCTCCAGGCGCGGCAGGCGGCTTCGACATTAGCTGGTTGAGCGCTTCCATGCTCGGCACGCCTTCGGCGAAAGCCTCGCTGATATCGATGTCGTCGCCCATGCGGCGGATCAGCTGCCGCGCCAGCCATTCGGGCGAGATCCCGGGAATGCGCTGCAGGAGAGGCACCAGCTGCGTCAAGACTTGCACGTCTTGCTGCCGGTTCGGCGGTCCGTTGGCGCCGACGTCGACCTCAAGCCAGATGTTATCCGCGACCATCTGTTTATTGAGCTGCGGCCACACGGCGCCGGGACCGACCACCCGGACCACGGTCTGCTGGCTGACGTTGAGGACCAGGACCTGAGAGGCGGCCTGGGCCAGCTCCGTCATCACGTCGTTGATGTCATCGATGGTCGAGCTGAGATCGGTGTTCTGCGAGAACTGTGCGACCGAGACCTCGGTCGCGGTCGCGCTCGACGTGGTCCCCTGATCGGCCTGGTCCGAGCCCAAGACCCGCAAGACGTCCTCGAAGACCGGCTGCGTGTCGTAGACCGCGCTGTCGATCCCCGGCATCTTGATAACCTGCAGCACGTCGTCGATCTTCTGGCCGGGGGCCAGCGCGTTGAGTTCGAGCAAGGCGTTGGCGGGATGCGTGCGCAGCTTGTCGAGATCGGCTTCCTCAAGAAGCCCCGCCGCGACCGCGACCTTGGGCCGGTTGGCGCGGCGATGCTCGCGCAAGCCCTGGCGCGCGCGGTTGAGTTCCAGCTGCATGTCGCGGATCAGATCGATATCGCTCTGCGGAAAGAGCGTCTTCTCGTCATAGCCCTCGTTGAGCGTGACCGCGAACCACGGCCAGAAGCGCGTGATCTCGGCCTCGGGCGGGTTCGGCTCCTGCAGGAAATCGGGATAGCCGTCGCAGACGATGTAAACCGAGCCGTCCTTGCGATTGTAGATCTCCCACACGCAAGCCAGCGAGGCCGGGCCATCGCTGTCGCGGCCGCCGCTATGCGGATCGCCCGCGGCGTAACTGCGCTGCTCGGAGCCGGGCTCGTAGCCGCGGCTCTGGCCGTCCTCGTTATAGGCGGTGTAGCTGGTCCCGATATCGACCATGTAGATTTCTTCGATCTCGTCCTCGGTCAGCAGGTATTCCTGCGCCACCCAATCGGCGCCGAGAAATCCCCGCAAGGTCCGGCACCGCGTATCGGGAATGATCGCGGTGCTGTCCGGGTAGTCGAAGGTCAGGCCCTCGCGCACGATCAGCTGCGCCTCCGCCGTGAGGCTTTGGATCGCGAGCTTCAATTCCTCGGCGTCGGCGCTTTCCTTGTCGATTTCCTCGTCGCTGAGATCGGCGGCCAGGCGCTCGATATTGGCAAGGCGCTCGCTCATATCGGCGATGCGATGCTCGATCTCCGGGCTGAGCTTCATCGCGCGCTGGAAGCCGAGCTTCACATAGCCGACGCCGGTGACGATCGCGCGCCGGATCGTCATCTTCATCGAGCCTTTGAAGCTGTGCGTCTGCTCGCCGATGTTGTACTCGTATAGCAGCTCAAGGGTCTTGCCGACCCGCGTCATCATCTCATGCCATTGCTTGACCTGCGCGGCGTCCTGCATGATGGCCGCGCTCTCGGGATCGGGCGGAAGGCCCGCCTGCATCGCCATCGCCATCTTCTGCTGCGCTTGCCCGAGTTGCTGGCTGCTGCCGTCCCAATTCTGCGCGAGCAGCTTCTCTTTGATCTTGGCCTGCATCGTCGGGTTGTTGGGGTAGAGTTCCGCGGTGCGCTGCAGCACATGCCGGATGCAGATGTTGGCGACATAGCGATCGTCGCGCTTCTCCGATTTCTGCAGCTCCGGCCATTGGCGGCCTTCGCAAAATTCCTCGTTCTCGCGCATGCGCCGGAAGGGCACGCGCCAATGCTTGCGCGCGCGCTTGACGCGGTCCTGCCAGCGCTTGACCAGCTTGCGCCGGGGCTCGTCGGGCTCCGGCGCATCGCGCTGAATGAATTTATTCTGCGGCTGCGCCAGCGCCGGGTTGATCGTCGCTGGCGTCGGATCGAGCGGCGGCATGCCCGGCGGCATTCCGCCCGGCTGCTGCGGCGGCGGACCGCCCATACCGGGCGGGGCCGCACCGGCTGCGACCAGATTGGAAGGTGGCGGAACGCCTACTTTTGGCATGCGCTAAGCCCGCGGCGCAAACGCATGCGGCATGGCGCAAACGTAAAGGTCGTAGCAGAACCAGATAATGCTCACGATCACGATCACCGCGACCACGATACGGATCACTTGCATCGCCACGGTCCCGGCCCAGCCGAGCCAGCCGAGCACGATCGGCAAAAGGATCATGAGGATCGCAACGATGCCGCAGACCACGACAAGCCAAACCAGCGTTTGCACGAGCCAGAGCACCGAGAAGCACATCACCAGCCTCCAAGAGGGAGCCATTGACCCGGCAGCCCACAGGTTCGCAGCACATCGGCGTCAAGTTCGCCGTAAGACACAAGAACGATCGGGCAGCCGCTATTGGTCCGCCCGCGGCGGCCATCCGCATGGTGGAAATACGGCCTGCCCCGCAAGAACAAGACACCGCTCGCGCGTTGCCAAACACAGCGAAAGAACAGCTCGGTCTCGGTTCGCGCCGAGACCAGCGCGATGCCGGTCCCGTGATCCGCCAGCTTCGTAAGAAAGGCTTCAATCAAAAATCGCGGGCTGAACGGTGGATTAACCCAGACCCGGCCCAGCCACGCGCGCTCTAACGGCCGGTCCTGCTCAAGCCAATGCACCGCCGCTGTCGGCCATGGCCGCGGCAACGGCGCCGCGCACGGATCAAGATCGAACTTACCGAGCGCGGCCAAGATATTTTGCGGCGTAAGCCATGTCGTTGTCAGCGATCGCGCCGACTGGTGGCTGCCCATCGATCTCGCGGGGGCGTCCATCACCAGCCTCCACTACCAAAGCCGAGTTTCACGCTCTTTTCGGCCTGGTCCCGCTGCATCTTGAGCCAGCCATAGGTGTTCTCCAGCGGCTTGTTGTCTTGGTCCCCTTTGCGTGTCTCGCTTGCCGAGACCTGCAAAGTGAGCCCAAGCCCGATATAGGCCAGCGTGTCGACGAAATCGTCATGCGCGTCGTAGGGGAACTTCAGCAGCTGGTCCCGCGCCGCAGGCCACCACGGCGCGCGCTCCGGGAAGCGCACGCGGTTCATGCTGAGGCGGCCTTGAATAGACTGCGCGCGGGTTTGCTTGTCGGCGATCGGCTGCATCTCGATGAGGCTGCAAAAGGTGTGCGTCTCAAGCATGCGCTTCCGGAGGAAGGGGCCGAGCGATTTCGAGATATGACCGCGCTCGGCCCACCAAAAGAGGGGCTTATGCAGCTTCATCATGCGCAGCATGCTTTCGACCGTCTGCTCGGCCGTCATCTGCCGCCAGATGAGATCCGGCAGCACCCAGATCGTATCTTCCTTGTCGACGCCGATCACCATCAAACAGGTCTTGTCCGAGCCTTGCTTCAACGCGACCGCATGATCGGATGCGGCGTAGCAGCGAAGGTTGGCGGGCAGATCGTTGGGGCGATAGGTGTGCAGCCAATCGACGCTAAAAAAGGTCCCGCCTGCCGGGCTCGGCCGCCCTTGATAGAGCGCGCTGAACCCACGCACGTCGCGACGCTGCAGCGATTGCAGATAGGATTTGCCGAAACGGCCAGGCCATAAGGGCTCGTTGACTTGGCGATGCAAAGGGTCCTTGCCGTCGTCGAAAGCCAAGGCGGGAAGGTCGATAATATGCCATTCGGCCGCTTCCTCGGGATCGTAGTAAGTATTATGCGGATCGGTGAGCCGACCGATCAGATCGTCCTGATGCCAGCGCGTCTGGATCAGCATGATGCGGCCGGTCTCGTCCATGAGCCGCGACGCGATAACCTGCGTGAACCAGGTCCAGAGCGTGTCGCGGATCGTCGGGCTGTCGGCTTCCATGCGGTCTTTGATCGGGTCATCGATGCACAGAAGATCACCGCCGCGGCCGGTCGTGGTCCCGCCGCGGCCGACAAAGGCGAGGATGCCGCCCGCATTGGTCTCAAGCCGGTCGGATGCTTTGCTGTCGCTTTTGAGCGCGGTCGCGGGAAAGACCTGCGCGTAAGCCGGGCTCAGCATGATATCGCGCACGGCGCGGCCGATGTCTTGCGAGAATTTCTCGTTGTAGGTCCCGAAGATCACCGACAGCTCGGGATGCTTGCCCGCAAACCACGCCGTGAACATTTTCGAGGCGAGCTGCGTCTTGCCGTGTCTTGGGGGCAGGTTGATGATCAAGCGCCGGATGCGCCCGGCTTCGAGTTCTTCGAGCGCGGCGCAGATCACCTCGTGAAAGCGCTGCACCTCGTAGCGCGAGAAGTCGGGATCGTCGGCGTGGTTCGGGTTCGGCATCATCAGCTTGGTGAAGGCAAGCATCGAGGTCTCGGCGTCCGTCACCGCAATGAGGCGCTTTAAGGTGGTTTCGTAACGGACAAGATCGGGCGTCATACGATCGACGGCAGCTCGGACGGGGCTTCTTCCGGGCGCGGGTCCGGCACGTCTTGCCCCGGTGTCACCGGCGGAACGTAAGGCGGGTTGTCGACCGGCGGCGGGATATGCGGCGGGTCGCTCGGGTTCGGGGCCGGGTCCTGATCAGGCATGGGGCTCTCCTGGGGTGTCGATCATCATCGGGGTGCCGCCCGCCGTGATGTAATCGCGGTATGCTTGCCGATGCACGCGCATCAACGCCGGGGTGGCGTAAGGCGCGGGGGGCACGACTTGCGTTTCAGGCGCGTCCTCTTGCGCTGGGACGGGCTGTTCGGCGTCGCTTTCAGCGTGGCGCGGCTTGTGACGAGGATGGCTTCTCATGGCGCGTTCACCGTAACAGCGTTGGAAGGGGGTGCCGCGGTGCTGCCGCGCGTGTTCTCGGCCGTGACCGTGCAGGTCACGAAATGTCCTTCGTCCTCAACCACGGTGATGTAATCCGGACTGTCCTCGCCGATCGCAGCGACATCATCGCGCAGCCAGGCGTAGTGATAGGCGGTCGGCTCGCCGTCCCAGTTGCCCATCGTGCAGTTGAGCGCGTCGCCCGTGATGACGGGGCCGATCGGCAAGAGCGCCGGAACATCCACGTTGACCGGGGCCGTCAGCGGCAACGGCGGCGGCAGCTCGATGCCGCCCGGGATCAACGACGCGACGTTGCCGCCGAAGCTGTCATCCTTGATCGCGCCCACCCAAACTTGCGGCGCTGCGCCTGCCGTTGTTCCCATCTCGATATAAAGCTCGCCCGCGGAAAGGCTATCCGGCCGCGGCGGAAGAAAGCCGACACGATAGGACGCCATCATCGTGACGGTTTCGGGATCGACGCTCATTGACCGGCCTCCATCGAAAAGACGTTATCGCTGCGCTGCTGCACGGGTTCTGCTTGCTGCGCATAGAGCTGATCGTGCAGCGCCTGGATGATCGGATTGACGATGCGGTAAGGGCCTTCACCCAGCGCCGCGAGCACCTGGTTCCATTGCTGCGCTTCCAGCGTAGCCGTGAGGCGATCGGTGGGATTAAACGGCTTCATGCGTCGACACCTTTGTGCGGCACGGGGGCAGGGTCAGGCGTATTTCCTTCAGCTATCCACGCAAGATAGTCCTGGTAATCGCGATTACCGGGATCGAAGGGGATGAACGCGCCATCGCTGAGGCGCTGCACGATTTGCATCGAGCCAGGGGGCGTTGTGGTTAGCTGATACTCGGCCATAATCAGAGGTCCGCCGAAGCATTAAAAATAACGTTGAGGCCAGACGCCCCTGTAGAGACGCTCGTTCCGTAAGCATACACTCCGCCGGATATCCCACCAATCGAAGGCGATCCGAAGTTCGTGGAAGCATTAGTCGTGATCGTAAATGTTGGGGTTGCTCGCATAGTCACCGGCAGCATAG